ACGTGAGCCCTTTCTCTTCTTCGCATGGCAGTCTGGAAAATCTCTTTTAAGAGTCCCAATTCTGACGGCGTTAGCATACTCGATATACGCTTGGATATGGAGAGTACCCTGCTCGCCTCGCTCCAGTTGACCAACGAGCGTTTTGTGCTTGGATTCATCATATTTACTCTCAAGAGTGTACGATGGATTGTTCACAGTAATCAGCCAGTATCTGGATGTCATCTGTCTCCGAGACAGAAAATTGAAAAGTGAGACGAAGACTCGCTGTCTCCCCTCGGATCGTCGGTATAGCCTCGACGGACCAAGTATCCTACCTTTATACCCTCGACGGACCAAGACTTGCCCCTGGATCGTAGGACCGTCCTATCCCTCAGGTTAGTTAGGAGGTGGAGGTAAAATAACCTCCCCTGTGTCTCAGCGGTGGCGAGTATTACCCACCGCTGTGAGACCGAGACAGGTCTCATTTCTAAATTTGACATAAACATGGCAAAAGGATATAGTGGAAGATCTATCTACCAGCCAAGAGGCCTTGCTATGGCCGCGGCTCGCGTAGCTGGCAGATATGCCGTTAGAGCCGGAACCCGCTATGTACTAAATAAGTATACCCGTAGACGTGTAAAAGGACGTTACGGTGTTGGAACTACGAATCAGTATGATCGTACTAATGTGTATCGTAAGAAACGCATGCCCCGCAGGAAGCGTAAACGCTGGACCAGTTTTGTTAAGAAGGTAAAAGCCGCCGAAAACACTACTCTCGGAACACGTACTCGTGTCCTGAATACTCAGCATCAGTTCTCTGAATCCTCTGCTTCAGGATCTACCAAGAAGCAACTCTTCCGGAGCCTTGGTCTATATACCCTCCACAGCGAAAGCAATGAGTGGAATAATGATCTACATAATATTATGCTTGATCAGGATATTAAAGCTAGCGGAAAAATTCAAATGATTAGTGGCGTTATGGATATGACGCTAGTAAACACTTCAGTTGACTCTAATAACCAGCCAATGGGAATTGAGTTGGATGTCTATATGTGTACAGCTAGGAAGTTGTTCACCTACATGAATACTGCAGACCAGTATGTCTACAGTGATTTAGCGCAAGCATTAAATGATGCCGCTCTTACATCTACTCTCGTGCCTGGCATCGGCCAGAAGATTGATGCCTCTGATCGAGGTGTTACTCCTTTCGATCTAACTCTAGGTTTATCATCCTTTGGAGTTAAGATATTAAATAAGAAGAAGTATTTCCTACCTAATGGTAATCAAATGACCTACCAAATTAGGGATCCCAAAAATCGTCAATTCAGTAAGGATCAAATCCTAAATGAAAAGGGCCAGAATAAGCCTGGTTCTACCAAAATTCTATTACTAGTTGCTAAAGGCTTGCCCGGTGCTGCTGTCGATGGTAACGACTACAAAGTTCGGCTGGACGTTGGAATAACTAGGAAGTATGCCTACAAATTGAATGAAGACGATTCTGACAAGACCGGTACTAATTAGAAAACATATTTACTTTCGCATCTGCATAAGTCGTGTATACACTAGTGCCCGTGTAATTCATTACTTTCCACTGAGTGACACGCCGCTCAAAAGACCCAAAATAAACATTATTATACCAATTATGAGGTAACGCATTTGTTGTGATAACAATATTGTTTGCAACCATTTGCAGTTGTCCTCCCTTTGATTCCACCAACAGTGGGTATCTATCACACAATCTGAGCAACAGGTCGAAGGGCAACCAGCCATAAAATTCGTCCAAGACCACGGTTGATTGTCCAGAGTATCCACACCACCAGTTGGATCGCTGTTTCCAGTACGCATCTGGGTACTGTTCCATAGCCCATCTTGACTTTCCTGTTCCAGTAGGTCCTTGTATAACAGTGACAGTCATATCATGATTCCTCGGTTTAGTAGTTATAGTACGATAACGTTCAAAAGCCTTGAAATAACGTACCCAAAGGGTAAAGTGATCATCTGCTATATTAGCTTCGGTAACACCGGATTTAATCTTATCCTTGACCTCTAGAAGCTCAGCCTTCTCTGAATTTGAGGGTCCTCCTCGAATAATGCTCTCCGCTCTCTCCAGAGTGAGTCCGAAGGCCCAGGGTCCTTCGACTCGGGAGTCATCCTTGGTGCAATACTTGAGGGCTTGCGCACGTGAGCCCTTTCTCTTCTCCGCATGGCAGTTTGGAAAATCTCTTTTAAGAGTCCCAATTCTGACGGCGTTAGCATACTCGATATACGCTTGGATATGGAGAGTACCCTGCTCGCCTCGCTCCAGTTGACCAACGAGCGCCTTGTGCTTGGATTCATCGTATTTACTCTCAAGAGTGTAAGATGGATTGTTCACAGTAATCAGCCAGTATCTGGATGTCATCTGTCTCCGAGACAGAAAATTGAAAAGTGAGACGAAGACTCGCTGTCTCCCCCCGGATCGTCGGTATAGCCTCGACGGACCTAGTATATAAGTCCAGTTAGACTCTATAGCCTCGACGGACCAAGATTTGCCCCTGGATCGTACGACAGTCTCATCCCCTAGGGGTTAGTAAGGAGGTGGAGGTAAAATACCCTCCACTGTGTCTCAGCGGTGGCGAGTATTACCCACCGCTGTGAGACCGAGACAGGTCTCATTTCTATATTTACTATGGGATACGGATCGCATAAAGTAATCAGACGCTCGCGCTCTAGCCGCTACGCTCCCTATTTTCGGGCCGCCGGTAGAATCGCTACCCGCGCGGCAACACACTATGCTGCTGCCCGAACTTACGCCCAGTATGGTCGCCGTGTACGGGGACGATTTGGTGTCGGAGTTACCAATCAGTTTGATCGTGCTAATGTGTATCGTAAGAAACGCATGCCACCCCGGAAGCGTAAACGCTGGACTAAATTTATCAAGAAAGTCCGCGCTGCTGAAAACACTACACTTGGTACACGAACCCGTGTATTCAATAATCAGATTCAGTTCGAACAGGCCTCCAGTGCTGGACCTGTTAAGAATCAGTTGTATAAGAGCGTTGCTCTATACTCCATGGACGGAGTCCAATCATGGGATAAAGACCTTCGTAATCTAATGGATAACGATGGTGATATCTCTAGAAGTGGAAAAGTTCAATTGATTAGTGGTATCTTTGATATGACGCTCGTCAATAGCTCCGTTGATGGCGATGGCAATTTAATGGGTATTGAACTCGACGTTTATCTCGCTACCTGCAAAAAGCAGTTGACGTATAAAGACGCCGCCGGAAACTGGCAAAACAATAAGAACATTGATGATGCAATGAATGATGGTCAAGAGACCTCTTCCAATATCGGAGGCCTAGCTAGGGCCAATACGTTTGATCGTGGTACAACACCATTCGATATGACGCTTGCTTTATCCTCCTTTGGCATTAAGATACTTTCTAAGAAGAAGTATTTCCTACCCCACGGTAATCAGATGACCTATCAGATGAGGGATCCTAAGAATCGACAAATTTCGAAAGATACAGTCGAGAACACCCGTGGCCAGAATAAGCCTGGGTTCACTAAATTTCTAATTCTAGTTGCTAAAGGTTTACCTGGTGCTGTAAGCTCAGGCGATCTGTACAAAGTACGTTTAGACATTGGCTGTACTCGAAAGTACGCATACAAGATAAATGAAGACGATACTGATAAGACCGGATTTACATCTTAAGACGTAAACATATTTACTTTTGCATCTGCATAAGTCGTGTATACACTCGTGCCTATGTAATTCATTACTTTCCACTGAGTGACACGCCGCTCAAAAGACCCAAAATATACATTATTATACCAATTATGAGGTAACGCATTTGTTGTGATGACAATATTTGTCGCAACCATTTGCAGTTGTCCTCCCTTTGATTCAACAAGCAATGGGTATCTATCGCACAATCGGAGCAACAGGTCGAAGGGCAACCAGCCATAAAATTCGTCCAAGACCACTGTTGATTGTCCAGAGTATCCACACCACCAGTTGGATCGCTGTTTCCAGTACGCATCTGGGTACTGTTCCATGGCCCATCTTGACTTTCCTGTTCCAGTAGGTCCTTGTAAAACAGTGACAGTCATTTCATGATTTCTAGGTTTAGTTGTTATGGTTCGATAACGCTCAAAAGCCTTGAAGTAACGTACCCAAAGGGTAAAGTGATCATCTGCTATATTAGCTTCGGT